TACGTCCTGAAACACCCACGACTCGCAAAATACCACATTGGGTTTATTAGATTTGATTATTTTTTCTATCTCGGCAATAGTGAATGGGTGTAATTTCTGTACGTAATACCCAAAATCAACATTCTCAATGTTCTCGTCATCCATATCACGCCGATAGTAAACATCAACAATCCATCCCTGCTGCGCACATGCTTCAAGAAACTCGTTTATTGAAATCTGCCCGCCGCCTGTTTTGCCATAATAATCGGCAAAGTAAATCAGGCGTTTTGTTTTACCTTCATTGTGTTCTGCAATCTGACTTTTGGCTATGGCATTCCTGCGGTATAGTTGAGCGGCGTTTGACTGGTCATCACGGCGTTCAATAGAAATACCCTCGCTTCGTTCAACCAAGACAAGAAACTTTGGTATTCTTTGAATGGCTTTTGTATTGTCTTTAAGCGCAAGCTCCATTCGTAAAAAGAGGGCATAATCGCCAGCAGGATATTCTTCTTTTCTATACCCACCAGAAGTAATATACAGTTTTTTGGTAAATGCCCTTATCCCCACTGCAAGACAGCCGCCATCCCGAAAGAGTCCGTCTCGATAGTCTGGTTTTGCAAAAGGACGCTCGCCGCCACTCTCTTTAAAATTGCAGTCGCCATACGCAAAACATAACTCTCTATTGTCAAAGAACGCTTTGAAAATATTCTGTAACGTATCATCATAAGGCATATCGTGGTCGTCAATCTCTACCACTATCCCATCATCGGGAACGTCTTGTATTCCCCTTCTCCGTGCCATATTGACGCCAAGATTTAAGGGGTTGCGTAAATAGATAACTTCGGAATTATACCGTGAATATTCCCTGCCCCACTCTTTCGTTCCGTCAGTCGAGCCATCATCTACTATAATCCACCGCCAATATGCAGGCTTCAATGTTTGACTCTTAAGAACGGCGGCAAGTTCCTTTAATTTTTCTACCCTATTGTATGTCGGGGTTACAACCCAAAGCCGCAAGAGTCCATTCACTGCTCGGTAAATTACTTCAGGCGCATCTTCCTTGACTTCATCAGCAAGGTCATACTCAATAGCCCACTTGCCAAGTTCTTCTGGTACGGGATATTCCTCGCCCTGTTTGAATGTTTGATAGTCTTTTCTAAACGGATTTCTAATCCTAATTTTCAAGAACTTTCCCCTTGATTGTTGTGTTCTCGTTGGTCATGCTCCGCCGAGAACATTCCACGATTTCCTTTACGGTTCGATGATGTTTACCGCAATATTTACACTTTAGCATATTAAGGCGGAATGATATTTTCATAATACCTCAAAGAAAAGGGGCGGGGTCTCCGCCCCCTCAAAAAGAAACTAAGCAGAAATGTTGGTACCCTTAACAAACGCTTCGGGAAGAACAACTTTACCGTCCCAGCGTCTCCACATTTTAAGCAATACCTGATGCTTCTCAAAGGCGTCCCCACCAACGGTCGTGGATTCGAAGTTAAGTCCGCTTCGCTCTCTGACGTAATACTTGGGCAGATTTCCAAAGCCTATCCAGTGAGACGGGAAATCGTCCTGTTCACTAATGGGATAGCCCAAAAGATAATCAGGCTGCCCGCCAGCGATACCGGCCATGGTTTCACCAGCATACCAAATGGGCTTATTGCTACCATCCAGTAACGACCGAACCCTTTGGACGTTATCGTTACCCATTAACCATCGCGCACCCTTGCGGTATTTCTTGGCAAGCGTATGAATAATCTCAACAAGCTTCGCATACGTCAAGGTAGTTACCACAACCGCCGAAATACCAGAAGCAGAGTAGATGCCTTCAGGTTGCGAACTTGAAACGTTTCCTATGGCAATCATCTTATCCATAGAAGCCGCAGCAGCATCCGCAAACAACCCAGTAATGTACTCAGTCAGGTCGATTGCCGAATCTTCAAGCAATTCCCTTGACTGCTTGGAAATCGCACGCATCCTGTGAATCGTGAACGTTACCTGACCCTGTACCGGATTGGACTCATCGAAGTCCTCATTTTCCGTGTCATCGTAAGTAACCGATACGTCAGTATCAAGGCGTCCCATTTTTGCATAATCCGTGCTAATGGGCATCTTGGTCACGTAAGGATAAAGCTCGGTAAGCT